TTAACATTACCTAAGTAGGTTTTAGCTTCTTTAGCATCTCTTTCCTCCTTAGTTTGTTCAACTACAACTGGACCTTGGTTACCAAACTGATCTGGTTCATTGTTCAGTGTAATTGTAATTGGTAAGTATTTACCTTTTTTACCCTCAAATATTTTATCTTTAGGTATATTATTAAGGTTAATACTTGTTTTAATAATACTTGCCATTTAATAATTATTTATTTGGTTAAACATTCTTTTTAATTGTTCTTTTGTAACATTGGTGTTTCTTCTAATGTTATCTACGGCCTTTAAATGACTTTGGTTTTTGTAGAAATTATTAACACTAGTCTTTATACCTGTTACGTCACACGTTTTTTTCATAAAAATAGGTTTAAAGGGTTTTGCTTATGAAATACTGTTTAGGATCAAAGTCCTTGGTCTTGTAGAACAGATCATAAGCTTCTGCTGCTCTACGCACCTTGTCTTCCCCACGTTCATAAAACTCAGGTGAACAATCAAACATGCCTATATTATGCGTGGCTTT